TCTCGTCTGTAGTAAGCTTGGCGAATGGTTTAACGATCCTAGTGCCGCCTCCACGGAAATCACCAGCGTCATTAATCACAGCGCGTTGCTTAGGTGCTTCACCGTCTTTGTGGAATGACTTATATAATTGATATATATCTGTACTTGAGCCAATGACTTTGCCGTTTTGGTCGTAAACAAGTACACTTTGCAGATACCCGTTTACGGCGTTATCAAGATGTTCATCATACTGATCAGATTCTGGATCAAACTCTGGGAAATCCCTGAGTGCCATATCTGCCTTATATGACAAATCACTTCTTGATGCTTCGACTTGAGCTTTATAAGCCGCTTGCTCCTGAGCTCGTTGCATATTATCTAGTCGCTGTTGCAACTGTAGGTTCTGCAATACCGCCTTAGCTTCAAATTCTGTGAAGAAGTCACCAGTCTCTGGATTCTCCATCTCCATAATCTGATCTATTGTTGGCAATTGTTGTGGCTGTGGCTGTACAGGTTGAAATGTGCTTTCGTTCTGTGCGTCAAGCTCCAATTGCTGGCGATAAGCTCTAGTTTCGTTCCGTTTAGCAACTAACTCACGAATAGCTCGATTGTCTTCCTCTAAATCGCGTTCTAGTTGTTCACGGCGCGCCTCTTTGCCCCGTTTCGGCTTCCTGTCTTCGTCTGACTCGTCATCAGAATCAGCGTCTTTGCTTTCTTCCTTAGACTTATCGACTTTGACATGTACCACCTCGCCGCTATCTGAGATAACTGCTTTGGTTTCTGGCTCTGAAGAAGCCTCAGAGTTTTGTGTTTCAGCTGGCGTCGACTCAGCGTGGGTAGACTCTTGCTCTACCTCTGTATTAACGACTTCTTGGTTTTCTGCGTCTGATGGCACAGTACCCCTCCTTCTCATTAGATTGTTTAAGCGTCGATTGCAGGTGACGAACCTGGGTTGCGTGAGATGCGCTCCTTTGGTTAGCCAATAGCGAGGATAGCTAACCAAAGCAGAGTACCTTACTATGCCGCTTGGTCAATTACACTCTCTAAGAAGCTTCTTTCCTCTCTTAAAATCTCTACAATACGTTTATTTGCCGATATATAAATAGCTAGTTTCTCTTTATCTGTAATTACTTCTTCTGGTATAGCGTCAGTAGCCTTGTAGAAGGCAATGCGCTCGTCCCAACGGTCAAGCACCTTTTGCAACTTATTCATATCTTGCTTAATAGCATTGATCTCGGCTTGCTTAGCCTCCTCTACCCGCTTGTCTTCTTCTTCATTTGGCTGGTAATATTCTGTACTACGCGGATATAGATTTTCGTCCATTATTCACCCTCCTTTTGGATAACTCCCATAATCGATGCGATTATCTCTTCTTCTGTAAATCCTTTCTGGATCATGCTTGGTACTTCAGCAATTAGGTTTTCTGGTGTGCCTATCTGTCGTAATTCATCTACAATACTTGGCTCTATATCTTCTTGTGGCTCTACTGGGACTTCAGCAACCTGAGCCTCGTCTTCTGCGGGCTGTTCCATATCGGCTGTAGCTGTTTCATCGGTAGCAGGGACCGCGGCTTGGGTTTGCGCCTCCTGCATTTCTTTCATTTCTTCTTCTGTAACCTTTAGCTCGTCTAATCCATCAATGCCAGAGTTAGCAACAATAGCGTTCCATGCAGCTAATTTCTTATCTACTGGTACTACTTGGTTCAGTGACTGGCTAGAATCTAGCGTCTGAATCAATGTCTTCAAAGAATCTAGCTGTGCCGCTTCGCTGTTTACTTTCGTTGTTGACGCGTCAATCTTAAACTTCAGTACGCCCTTAGCTTTTGAGAAGTCTACAGTTGCCTTATTATCGTCATCTAGGACTACACCATCTAGTTCATGACCTTTTGCTTCTAGGTCTCGCAATCTCTGTGCAGTGTCTGTGTCTAACTGGATTATTTCTACACCTTCACGCTCTGCAAAATACAAGTTAATAGCCGTTTCGCTCCACTCCTCAAAGAATGCTTCAAATCCTTTACGTAATGCATTGTCGTCAATAGACAATTGAGCTTGTTGAGTCTTGAGCGCTTGTGGCGTTTTGCCGAATCCTGGATTGCCAACCTCTGCGCTAATTGAAGTGTCTGGACTATTGACCAGGTTGAGCATTTGAGACTTCTGTAAGCCGTATAAGTTTGGATAGTCGCGGATTGCTGAAGTATCTACAGACATCGCTTCAATACGTACATTTGGGTTCTTAATTTTATTAAGACCGTTTGGCTTGAATTCAAGAGTTCGCTCGTTTACATCGCCGTATACGTTAATAGTTGGACGCAATGCGGCGGCACGGTTGTATTGATAAGCCTGCATATCGCTATCGATCAGGTTCTGTAGAGGACCAATTAGCTCTAAGACGCTACGACCCAGAGGATTGACCCCATCGGCGTCATAAAAATACCAATTTAAGGGTATCTTAGCCCTTGGGTCTTTATTTTTCTTACGTCGTACAATCTTTTTAGTGGCTGGGTTGAATGTAAAGAAGGTTGCGTTATGACCAATTTGAAAACCAGTTATAATTTCAATACCTGATGGATCAAGTGAGTACTGTTGCTCTGCTTCGCTCTGATCTTTAGAGTCTTTAGCGACAATAGCTTCTTTTATTTCTTCTAGCGCCTTCAAATCCCAAGTTGGTTCGTATAGTGCGCCCTCTTTTTTGGCAGTGCGGCGTCGTTCTTTTTCGGCATCGATAAGCTTGTCTACGTCAGTCTTTTGCCACCACGTGCGTACAAATAAATAGTCACTATCGCTAGCAGATCTTTTACCAGGCTGAATAAATACATCACGCCATGAGACTATTAAATAGTCTGGAAGTAGCTCGTCATCGTTGTAAGCTACTGGCGTAAAGACGCACTGCGATCCAAACGACTCACCATTTTCAATAGTTATCCACACTTTATGGATCAGGTCGTATTCGGCGTTGGCGTTAGGTAGGATTTTTTCTAAGTAAACAAATTCAGCAATTATTGGCCATGGACTGTACTCGTCAGAAGTAGAGACTACGCCAGTCGGCAATTGTTGGACGGCACGACGTGCAGACTTAATGATAATTGAAGCTGCTGTACCGTCTGTAGTTTTAGGAAACGCTTTAGGTATTTTAGCGTGTGGCTTATTTCTGGCAAGACGGGAATATTCCTCAAAAGGCTGTGTAAGTTTTTCTGTATAGTCTTTTGAGGCGCTACATAGATCTAGAATGTTTTCTTCTGTTAAAAAAGAGAAAGCCACTGATTACTCCAAAGATTACTGTTGTTTCAGTAAACTCTGGTTTGTTTCAGTGGTTTACGCTTGTATTATATCACATTTTTAATCAGTTGTGAAAATAATCATTTTACCTGTTTAATTTTGGTATATTCAAACACAACATCAAATGATCCTTTATATGATATTCTAGCGCGTCCATCATAACGGATTGACGGATTGATAAGGCTATCGTCGTTTTCAATCCTTAGCGTCAACTCGTCGACCTTATCACGTGCTTCTGCCATGGACGCAACTCGAAAACGTTCTTCATAGTGCAGCTTAGTTGCTATAACAGTATGATTCTGATAACTGTTCTCAACTACTACAGACGTCTTATCGTCTAGCTGCTGTTGTTCTTTGACTTTTCCAAATTCTGGCACAAATTTTTTCATATTCCCCCTAATTAATTCCACATTGCTGTTAAGTCGCTATCTGCTAATGATTGATTGTATGAGCTTGAGCCTACGTCATCTTCTGGTCGCTGAGCTAGTTGTACTTGATATGCTAGAGAGTCGCTCGCGTCGTCATTGGTTGCTTTAGGAAACATACTTAGTTCAAGCTCTAAGTCTTTACATAAGTTAGCGTCGCCATGTCTTATATGATAAATTCCTCCGCGTTCATATCGTGGTACCAGCGCTTCAATCCTCAATGCTTTACTGTGTCCGCCATGCTTCAATAATTCGACATCCATATAGACGCCTCTGCGCATCATCTCCTCATCCCAAACGGATTTCAGAGCTTGAGTAAATTGATTGTCTTCAATTCCGATCTTATGTAGGTTGTACCTCTTCCAATTCGTGAACATCAGGTCGACAAGGTCAGTTGCTGATAGTTTTGTGCGATAGCATATTACATTCCATTTGCCTTCTCGGTCGATAAAATTAAGGGTTACGCCAATGTAGTCAGTGCCTTGCTTTACATCGTCTTTACCTCGCGGGTCAATCGTCATGACGTTGTAGGTATCAAGCTGTAAGACATTGCTGAACTCGCGATATTTGTACCATGCTTGCTTAAATTTGCGATTCTCTTCATCAATAGGGTTCTGCTGATAGAGCGCTGAGAATTCATAACTACCCATTTCTGCGCGTTTTTTCAGTAGCTTCTCAAGTGAAAACTTCTCTGGCCATAGAGCCTCACCAGTTTTGCGGTGCGCATCGTCTTCAGTGGCGATAGCTTTATACTCGATTATCTTCCAATCATCGTATGCTTCACCTCTAGCCTTAGCATCTCGTGAAGCTTTGAGAACACGACCAGCTAGGTCATCGTCGTGCCAGCGCGTAAGAATAAATACGATCATTGAGTTGCCTTCTTCACGCGTTGAGAAGGTTGACTTATACCAACCATCGCGTGCTTCGCGGATTACTGGACTATCTGCTTCTTCACGGTTCTTGAATGGGTCATCGATAATACCAATTTTGAATCCACGACCAGTTAGCGCTCCACCAACACCGACGGCGGTGTAGCCGCCGCCCTGTTTTGTAATCCAGCGACCTTTTGCTCTAGCGTCTGCTCGTAAGCGTGTAGAAAACATCTTAGTGTAAGTAGCGGATTGCATTATGTCCCTAGTCTTTTGTCCAAAATCTGACGCAAGCTCTGCAGAGTAAGATGAGACCACGATTGGAATATTTGGGCTTTTCCCTAATACCCACGACGGGAATTTCTGCGTGGCTGTATCACTTTTGCCGTGGCGCGGCGGCATAAAAATCATCAATCGGACATCTTCGCCAGCCAGCAACCGACGATATCCTTGCTCCAACTCTTTAGCAATCTCAGCGTGGAACCACTCCAGTTGGTACTTTGGATCTATAGCAATGCAGTATTCAGCAAAAGAGCCGTTATCTGCAATTTCTCTAAGAATCCCGACGGTCTGCTCTGGCTTTAAGTAGTTGCTCTGCTTGTCTTGCACTTAGCGCTACTCCTATGTCATTACCGTTTGTAGTCATATCCAGCTTGTCGCCGTAAACTTTTGGATTCATCTTAGACATCAGCCACTTACGTGTGTCAATTCTTAAACGCGACCTCTGAACATTCTCGCTATTGAATATATATCCATCGCCTTCTAACTTCTCCATATAGTCGTTAGTAGCGTTATCTGCAATATCAATAATCTCTTCAGCTTGTGCATATGATCGTTCTTCACACGCACGCACGTATTGCTCACGAAACTTGTCGTTTTCTCGTAACCAGCGAAAAAGTGTCTGCATAGAGACCATATCTTTTTTTGCGCAAATAGCTCGCACAGACAATCCAGACGCAATCATTTGACAGATATTATCGGCTAGCTTGTCTGTATATTTTGAAGGTCGACCGTTCTTCTTAGGCGTTTTTCTGGACGACTTTTTAGAAGGCTCAGGCTTGCTTTTGGCTGTAGTTTTGGACATAACCAACATCCTCGCTAGTCGCCCGCGTCTTGTGAGTTAATTAAATTATATCATATTGATAAAATATCAAAAATCTTCACAAAAGGTATTGACGTTTGGCACTACCTTTGCTATACTTAAGACAGTTAGATAAGAAGCGGCGCAAACAAATTACAAGGCGCGACAGCACAACCCTCTAACTAGCGACTAAACTAACTCTCTCGAAAGGAGAATAAAATGGCAACATACACAGGATGGTTTTATCGAGACGACCAACCGACTCAAGAAATACAATTTGAAGCAAGCGCTGATCTGCGAAATGACAAAGAAGAGCTAGAGCAGATAATGCGCGCTGAACTTTGTAAAAGATTTAGCAAAAGTGAAAACTTAACCATTGAAGACATTTCTATTGAATTCGATGAAGAAGCAATGCTCGATAGTATTGTTGAAACAGTAAAGAGCTTAGACAGGTATGAAGATTATGAAGCAGTAGTTGATGACGACGGTACTATTCATTTTTACGATGATGACGATGAAGAAGCGGAGATATTCGTATCTAGTGAAGCCTTACAGGAAGCTATCGACTATATGCTACAGAGTTGTACAGAAGAGGCTGAAATTCGTTACGACGGCTTGAAATACTTTACCGTCAATGCTATTTATTAAATATTAACAGAGCCCGCCCGAGGCATCGTATCGGGCAGAAAGGTCAAATGAAAAAAACTAAGCATATCTACGTTAAAATATCAGAAAGTGATCACCAGCAAATCGTCAAGCGAGCAGCAGAGCTTAATTTGACCATCAGCGAGTATATTCGACGGTTGGTTCTGGTAGATATTGCGAAAGCTGAGAAATAGTGCTAAACTACGAGTGCTAGTTTAGTCGCTAGTTGAGATATAATCCGCCTTGAAAAAGGCGGATTCTCTTTTAGAGATTATTGAGACTTTTATATAATTCTACAATCGCCCGCTTTAGATCGTAGTTACTCATATTCTCAATATCAGACCGACCACCCAACTCTATGTATATGTTTCTCAAATTTGATAATCCTTTTGCGTCAGTGACTGCTTTCATGATCTTGCGTTCATAATCTTCATCATCCAGGAATAAACACGACTTTGGCTCAGACTTACTCATCTTACGGTCAGGATGTCTTAAATCCATAATCTTGGATTTTGTATAAATTGGATCTGGACACTTCAAGCCAACACGCGGCAGGATGTCTCTTGCAAATTCTATATGAGGACGCTGATCTTCGCCAACAATTACTCTATCGTAACCTGCAATATCTAGAGCCATCATCACTGGATATATGTACATTAGCGCAGTCTTTTCTTTAGCCTTATATTGTGGCATAGCATTCAGTAAGTGGCTAGGTGTTACGGCTAGCAGCTTAGCTAGTAAGGCGACATCCATTTTTTGCTCAACAACTTGACTACTCAACTTGAACATTCTGAGTACACTCAACGCTTGCTTCTCATATTCAGGCTCTGACAGTGGTGCGTGATGTTTAGCTATCAGGATATCTGCCTTGTATTCTATTGCTGGCTTTATCACGCTGACATAATGCCCTAAATGCAATCTACCTGACGGCCGAAAGCCTACTATAGTATTTTTACTCATATCTTTTATTTGTGCACCCCATATACTTATTTATTCTTTATCCACCAAGGATATATCTTACAGTTACGCGGCACATACGGTTCGTTTCCTGTAGTCTTTGGAGCAAGCAACTCATCTAGCTCTTTATTCCATCTCTCAAGGTCTCGCTTGTAATTATTGATAATTTGCTTTACGATATCATCTTCATGTTCAACCACTTCAGGCTCTCTGTTGCTTATGTTGAGTCTTATAAGAATATCGTAGCCACCATATCGATTAAATCTCTCCCAGTACGATATTCTTTCTTCTGCATGATCAATTGATCTTACTAGACTCTCAATGCGTTCTCGCTTGCTGTTCTTCATACGTTCTCTCGCTTAAAAAATATTTATTGATTAATGTTTCCATTCTCATCTCTCTTCAGATATTTACGCACACCGTCGTTTCCTAGACAATAGGGTGTTTCGTGTATAGTTTTTGGTATTTGATATACATAATCTTTACCGAAAACTCTCTGGCAGACTTGAGTCTCAGTTTCTCTTTTTACTTCTAGCGCTTTCTTGTTTTCCTCCTGTCTGGATATTATAAGTCCTATACAGGTTACTGCCACGACAAAAAGCAGTATGACAGCTATATCCGCATCGTTATCATCTTTCATTTTGAATACTTTCCCTTTTCTCTACTAATTCCTTGAATTTTTTAGCAACAGCTTTAAGACGACTAGCCCTGTCATCTTCCCTCTCTTCTTCTTTCTTAAACTGACAAATTCTACCGTCTGAATATTTTATGATATAGATTGTAATAACTTTCTTATCGTGAGTTCTATATAGCGTATTAGTAATATCTACAATATGCGGACGAGGCATAGGCACATAGCTAGTTTCTATCTCCTCAGATAACTTATCTTTCGTCATTCTTCATCCCTCCAATTCTTTAAGTTTTTCAGCGACAGCTTTGGCATATCCACCATAAGTATCCTTGCAATGCTTATCTAACAACTTAATTATTTCTTCTAGTGAATAGATGCATTTCGGATTACGCTCTTCTAGCGGACCATAGCAGCTACAATGACCTAATTCTATAAACATAAACTTACCATTTCTATCTTTGAGTACTGCCGCGCCTTCGCCCGACCACATATCCTGAGCATAGCTACAGATAATATACTCGTAGTCTTTTTTATCTAGATATTGCAAATCATCGTCATCTATCTCGCTAGATTCCGTGTCTGGGTCATACGCCTCCTTGCGTTCTACGTTATAGATTTTCATGTTCCTCCTCATATCTTTTGATGAAATTGTCTATATCTTTGTGTACAACACCGTTCGGAGCACCCTGTTTAATACGCTTGAAATTTTCGTACTGCTTTGGAATTACCTGACTTAAATACTTTATTTCTCCATAAAGCTTTGTGGTTTCCAAAAGACGCCAACTAATAGCACTATTTACCTGCTGTTTTGCTTCATTGTAATCGTCTGAACATACACGTATGATGGCAATATCTGACATGGGTGGCGTAACTATCTCGATATCTTTCAATAAAGTCTCTAACCCGCCTCTTTTCAGGATTTCTTGTAATAGTTTATTTTGCTCCTGGATTGATTCTTGTAGTGACTCAAGCATTATTTCTCCTCCAATAATTCAGGGTCTTCGTGAATATTACCAGCAACTTCCAAAGTGTCAAGGTCAATTCCCATAGTGTCAAGCTCGGAGAAAGTGTATCGGAAATTGTTTTTGACCATTCGTAATCCGAAACCAGCTAAATTATCTAACCGCTCTACCACACCCGTATGTTTGCCAGTTTTGCTAGTAAAAGAACAGATATCACCCTGGTAAATCTCTCTGCCATTCTTGTCTTTTAGCCATGGGCATTGCTCGATAATATGCAGCTTGTTGTCTGGGTCTGGTAAAATTCGTGCATACCATAGCTCGGAGTCATTGTGATCGTATCCCTCAATTATAAATATATTGCCCAGACTGTCTATAGCTATGTCTTTCTCGTTAAGATAAGCCTTTTCTAGATTGTCCCAAACGCGGAAGTTAATATCACACATCTCTCAAAACTCCATAATGGTTACTTGGTATTTCATTACCACCAGCTAGGATAAGCAAGTGAATAACGTCTTTTAGTTCTCGATTGTCGTGAGCGCTACGAACACATGTCATTGGTTTCTCATAATGATGAGCATTCTCGTTGATGTGCTGCTCGGCGGCTTTGCCAGTAAAGTACATAACTGCGCCATAGTCTTTGCCAGCTTTGTTGTTATCTAGGATCGTCCACACCGGCATATTAGTGGATCGATTATCTTGATTGACCAACTCGTCGCTTAAGGCTTTAATACGCCACAGCAAGGCTTCTTCAGCTGGATTTTCTGCTATAATTTTCATTTAGATTTCCTTATCTACACGAAATCGTGTAGTTTAATTCAGCCTCTCGACCTTAACGTTATCAACACAATGCCAAGGAGACAGTACCATCGTAAACACTTTGCTGCTTGTGACAACCACCTTGACATTCTTGTCTTTGGCGGCTTCATTCACTAATTTGATATATGGCGAATTCGGCGGTAGACAGAACTTACTGGTATTTTCTTTTGTTACTACAGTATTTTCTGATGCGCGAACCCTAAAGTGTGTGTTGCCACCGAATATACTATTGTTTTGGTTGTTATAAACGATTCCAGAAACTACATTATCAGAAGTTTGCAACCGTACTGAAAACAGCAAGTAAATAGGCGCTGCAACCGTTAATGCTGCTAGGATATATTCCCAAAAAATTCTTAGTTTAGACATATCAATCTCCTTGTCTTATCGTTTAATTCAACCGCAGAACTGGTACTGGCAATAGCGGTGGATAATTTAAGGTTGCTTCTTTTAATTCCTGACGGTCAGGCTAACACTTCGGTACACAACCTCGCACACAGAGCTATCTCGTTACGATAGATGTTTCAACTATTACCAGTATTGACAACACCAATTTGTATATCATTAAGTGAGTTAATTACTTTAAGGTTTGATGTTGCCAGTTGACAACACCAGATTGAGCCGATTTCCACCTGCACTCAATTCTATAGACAAATGAAAAGTCTAGACACTGATGTTGCCAGTTGAACAGATGACTCGGGTGGGCAAAAATAGTCATCTGTCCAGTTCTACGGTTGATGTTAATGTTCGTTCAAGCACAGGTTGCTAGCGACAGAGCATTTTTCAAAGACACGATACGTATACTCGGGTTTTCCCTCTTTGTGCTCTTGCGGCGCCGTTGCAACGGTTTCTGGTTTGTCATAACCATGAAAAGGACCGCCTTATCGCCAGCATTCTGTGCTTGAATTTTTAATGTTCTAAACCAATTTCGTCACTTGTCGTAAATGGTTTTCAACTGGGTACGATCTGTACCCGTTTATTTTCGTTTGCTTATACGACCACCGCGTTTTCCAGCGCATTTCTTCACGAAGTGAGTACCTTCAATTAAGTCGCAGTCGCATTCAATATCTTGTGCAAATCCCTTGTAACTTCCGTGTGATGCAAATGTAGCAGAGCCACCCTTTCGTCCGATTTCTGCATAGAAGTTAGGATTGCTTGCTAAGTTTTTCTGAGCGGCTTTTAAGCCTCCAGTCCTATTGCCAGCCATTATTCTTCCTCCTTAATTCCGAAATAAATCTTCCAATCTTGCTCGTTTTCTTCGATGGATTTTTTAGCTTCTTCTCTAGTCGCATAGCGTACAGGTTCACCAGCATCACAGTCATCAAGTTCACACACGGCGAGCGTTTCATGTCCATGGTCATAATAGACAGCCCAACCACCTTTGCCATTCTTAAAGTCTGGCTTAAAGTTTGAGGTTTGGCGCAGTCTGACTTCTGCTAGTTTGCGTTCTCGGGCTCTTTCGCATTCTTCTTCAGTGCGGTAGACAAGACCCATAGCCATAAGTCTGTTATCCACATCGTCGTCGTTCCAGACTTCCCACTCCACATCTCCATATTCGTTAATGTAGAAGTATTTCTCGGCTATTTTTGGCTTCCAGTGAGCGCTGTCTGTCGGTTCTTTGATTTCCTCGAACCACTCGTCAAAGTTATCTATATCTTGAATTGTGAATTGAGGATCTTGTGGTGTGTCTTCACCTGGTACAGCCACAGTTAGCTCTCTGGTTTCATCAGACATATTAACGATTTCTTCAAAAATGGTACCAGCCTTAATTGTGGGCGTATCTTTTAGAAGCTTGTATTTCATATCTTTATCTCCTTTCCATCTTTGAAACATTTTAGATAACCCATTTTGCCGCCAACTGATTCACAACGAGCTTTAACGTCCATGGCTTGTTTTTCTTCATTAGAACTGATAACAGTTAGAAAAATGATTAGTGCAAATCCACCTATAGTTATCATTATCAAAGCTATTTCAAGTATGTTTGGTAAATTATCTTTTATCATTTCTTTTCCTTAAAACAACTCCAATTGCGTGGCGTAAATTGCACGGCTAGCTAATATCTGATTTATACGATGAATAGTGTGTTCGCTCTCGTTCAGGTCGTTTAATGCACCCTCTTTCATCTCTAGCAAATCTACTGTGTCGACCTCGTCTAATGACTGGTAGTCATCCTCATAGTAAGGCTTTACTTCTTTTTCCATTTCTTTTCCTCTTCTTTCATCCATTCTTTATCCTGCTTAGCTATGTTGTACTCTGAGATAGCTACAAGAATAAGAATAAACATCACAAATAGTATCCAAATTAGTGTGAACATTGTGTTTTCTCAATATCTGTAATAAGTTTCTCTAGCTCGTCATCTGGTACAATACCCTCAAAGATATTCTTTACGAGTTCCTTTGATTTTTCATTGATAATTTTTCCTGATAAATCGCCTAAAGCTTCTAGTGTAGCAAGAGTAGCCTCTACATCGTCAGAGTCTATACTGACGAAAGTGTTGGCTTTGTAATGACCATTTTCACTAGATATCTTAATATTTACTTCTGCTACTGGTTTTTTCATATATCACTTCTCCTTGTAATGGATGTATTAAATTGTTTTATGGGAAGAAAAGTCTGGCTGTTACTAGATTTTTGATTAAGTAGGAGACTTTATGGAGTCTAGTCATTTAACCACACACTTTACAAATTTCTACGCCAATGGTACAAACGCAGATCTGGGCACCAGACTATTTAATAATTGTCAGATAGTGCGCTAATCCACTCTTTAACTACCTTCATGTCAGACTCTAAGTCATTTATCCATTGATCAGCAGAAGGTATATCTTCTCTGTTGATTATGAGTGAGTCTACAGTATTGCTCATGGCTTTATATAACTTCCATAATGCAAGTACTGCTTTCTTTCTTTGAGTTATCATCTAGACGCTCCTTTTCGCTTATAACGCTTGCTACTCTTCTGATATACGACTTCATATGTATATTCAGGGTGGGCTGGTAGCCACACCTTCTCTAGGATCTTACGACGCCATTTATAGTCATCAGTTTCTACGCCTTTTGCTTCGCGTAAAGTGAATGATCCGTCTAGATTGTGTATTCTAAAGTCTACTTTGTGACGATATGGGAATGCTGGATTGCCGTTTTCGTCATAGACCCAACCTTCTATTCTGTATTGAGTGTCATATTCTTTTATCTGGCCGAGATTCTTTTCGATTTCTAGCTCAGCGGCTACTTGTGCTTCAAACTTTGAATCGTATATCTTACCATTCATCTCGGTACGCTTAGCACCGTATTTATTAGTCTTACCAAGCCTACCTATCTCAGTACCACAATTACGACAAGTGAGTCTTCCTCTGGATATCATGAGATGCTTAGATTTACACTCTGGACAAGTGGCTACAGTCTTAATGCTTTCTAAGTCAAACTTCTTGTGAGTTGCTCTTATATACATTACTGCTTGTCCTTTTGTTTACGACGCATACGATTGCGCCAATTGCGAAGACGTTTTATTAAGTAGTCTTCACTCTCTAGTCTTTCGTACTCTAGCTTCACTCCAGCTAGTAAACTTTGTTTATCAGCCATTATAGATTCTCCTTATACGCCCCTGTGCGATATGTAGTCCATGCTTTATAGCCTTGAGACCGCCAAACTCGATAAGCAACTCTTACAACTGTTGCGGTGTCGTTCCTATCATCGTGAGGTTGAAAATGCAGACAGCCAACCTGCAATACACCATAGCTACCAACACATACTCCGTGATTCTCAGAGTTGGTAAGATTATGATTAAGCGGATTACAGCTTCTATTCTCAGCCTTAGCGATAGCTAGCATTAGACTAACATCCCATCCTGAATATTTTGACAGTTCCCGTCGAACCAATTCGCAGCCCGATACCGCAACTGATTTTGGTTGCGGCACGGTTGGTTCGACTTTCGGATCTGTCTTTGCAGCGCTTTTATCTATCTCGGAAATAGCTGCGGACTTCCGAGTTACTTTTTTAACTGTAATGTTGCTTGACGGACCTTATTATCCACTTCCTCTGTCTTATTGATCTGATATTGAATACCCGCGTAAAATGCTATAGCGGCAGTAATCATGATAATTAATAAGATTGATTTAGCTTTTTCAAGCAATTGCTTCCAGTTGATATTATTCTTCTTTGATTCGTTGATATTTTTTGTATTATTTTTCATTTTATTTCTCCTTTATTGTTCGCTTAGCGACTGAGTTAGTGGGTGGCGGCTTTTCTTAAAATTTATAGATACTCACGAGACGCACCCACCAACACAGCCGCTAATAGTTTATTGATGCCCTAATTGTTAAAGATCACTTTCTGACATATTTGCTTTGATTGTTCTAGCTAATCTCCGTCACTCCTATAATTCTCGCTATTGAGTCGGATTGAGCTATATCTTTCAATGCAGTCAGTGTAGTTGTTCTGTCTACAAGAGGTCATCAATTTCAGATTGCCAACCTCTTCAAACAGAAAAACCCGCTGGCTCTCTACTTCCAGCGGGTTTTGCTATACAACAAAAATCGTCCTGACAAACATCAGAACGAGATTATTAAGTCATATTGTTTTTACAATCGTAGGAACTTGGTGAGGTGCGCCTCCCCATAACTACGACTGTCCACCACAACAGTTTTGTCTTGAACTGGCACCTCACCTATTCCTGGATGTGATAATATCATAGTTCCACCCGGTTTGAGTAGTCTCATTAACTTGGAAACTGTGGAAAACTGTGGATTATGATACGGCGGATCGGCAAAAATAATATCAAACTCCCCTGTTGAACTCGCGCTTTCCAACCAATTTACTATCGTTGTTTTTATTACAATAGATTTTTCTTCGACACCCAAAATGCTTATGTTTTCAGCAATTACTCGCTGAGCGACTCGATCTCGCTCCACGAAAACCGCCGACTCTGCGCCGCGACTTAATGCCTCTAGTCCAACAGCACCAGATCCCGCAAAAGCGTCCAAAACCCGCGCGTCGCGTATCGACTCACCCAAAGAATTGAACATAGCTGAGCGCACTCGCTCGCCCATAGGATGCGTCGTTGAGCCGGGCGGAGTTTTTATAAATCGTCCGCCAAATTCGCCAGAGATAATCCTAACTCTCACTTTTTTCTACCTCAAGTTTCCAAACAGACGCTAGCCAGCCCAACATCACCGACTTTATAATAATCGGCATTAGTTCGTGATTTGTCTGCCAAGCAAGGTCCGTCGTCCAGCCGCTCTTGCTAAAATTGTCGTACATTTTCATCGATGCCACGGCGTGAACTTGGTCCAAATAATACTCACGATAGCCGTGATTTTTCACTTGCAATATCTCATCGTTACTCGGAATTGCGTCCTTAAAACGCGGATATGCTACCACGCTAGCTACGCCAGCCTCAAACGCCACGTGCGTCGTCATCATACCTTTGGCGCCCCAGAATTTCCAGTTGTTTTTTATAAGCTCAATTCCATTATCACCCTTCATGAGATTTTTCTTCAAAATTGAAGTTCGCGTCTCCAATCCTTCACCGCCACGAAGTTCCGCCATAGCCTGCTCCAGAGGAAAATGATGAGCCGGAGTCAAACCGTCAGTAATCGCGTGCGCCATCCAAGCCGCCTCAAACGCTGCTCGCTCGGAATTATTTGTTCGCAGTGCTCGGGCTAAATTACCAATATGTCCGTCAATCATCTCCAAAAGTGCATTGTCATTCGGATCGTCCGGATTTATAAAGTGCCACGGTTCGTCCACGGCTGGACTTTTTCGTTTAACGCCATCAGGACCATTCTTGCCCTCAAAATGAAGAATATTTTTAATGTCAGGAAAATCACACCAATCCGGAAGAATTGGTTCTATATTTCTCCTTGCGACTCGATCTATTTTTTGGTGGACGCCAATAAATCGACCAGAGCTATCCCTAATTGTTGTTCCTGCGTACATATTAATTTAAAACAGTTAATCGCTGATAGCGACTGACGGCGTGCGCCAGATGATTATATTGTAGCAAATCTTGCCCCTCTTTGACAAAGCGTTCAGCTTCGGCTTGAGCGCGAGCAATTAGTGCCGTATCCGCCAGTGAGGCAATTTTCAAGTTCAAATCCCCGTGTTGCATTTTGCCGTAAATCTCGCCAGGTCCACGCAATTTCAAATCAACCTCCGCCAAATAAAATCCGTCTTGCGACTTCTCAATCTCCCGAAGTCGTTGGCTCGGCTTGTCGTGACCACTCATCATCAAATGACAAAAGCTCTGATGTTTCCCGCGTCCAACTCGTCCACGCAATTGATGCAATTGACTCAATCCGAAATTGTCCGCATTCTCAATCAACATCACCGTCGCATTCGGCACATTCACGCCAACCTCCACCACAGTCGTACTGACTAACATATCCAGCTCGCCGTCCGCAAACTTCTGCATCACTTCAGCTTTTTCTTCAGCAGGAAGCTTTCCGTGCAACAGCCCAACTCGACGATGGCTGAAAATAGTCTTGGACAATTTATTATATTCCGCCTCCACCGATTTTTTATCATTATCTGGATTATCATCAATCAACGGACAAATAACGTAAGCCTGGCGACCTTTGGCTAGCTCATTTTCAATCGATTCGTAAAGCTTCGGAGCTGACGCCGGCGACCAAATCTTAGTCTGAATCGGCTGGCGACCAGAAGGCAACTCGTCCAAAATAGAAATATCCAATTCTCCGTACAATGTCAGCGCCAGACTGCGTGGAATTGGCGTGGCGGTCATACTTAAAAGATGCGGCATAAAATCAGACTTTTCCAATAAAGCTTGCCGCTGCTTCACGCCAAATCGGTGCTGTTCGTCTATCACCGCAAATCCCAATTTATGATACGCAACTTTTTCCTGAATTAGCGCGTGCGTGCCTACCACAACGCCAATATTACCGCTAGCCAAATTGTCCAACAATTGACTGCGCGCCGCACCTTTCACGTGGCCCGTCAGAAGCGCAACAGACACGCCAAATGGCGACAATAACTCGTCAAGCGTTTTCGCGTGTTGCTGCGCCAAAATCTCTGTCGGCGCCATAATTGCCGTTTGAAAACCAGCCTTAGCCACTTCCGCCGCCACCAATCCCGCAACGACAGTTTTTCCCGAGCCAACATCTCCTTGCAATAACCGATTCATCGGATGATCAGACTCCAAATCTTGCAGAATTTGCCACGCAGCTCGGCGCTGAGCGTTCGTCAAAGGAAACGGCAATTGATCGACGAAGCTCTTCACGACCGATTTATTAAACGGAATTTTCCAGCCCGTTAATCTGGTTTGTTCTTGCTTATTAAATTGTGCCGCCAATATCATCTCGAACAACTCCTCAAACGCCAGGCGCTCACGACCTCGAGAAATTTCCTCGTGAGTTTTTGGCGCGTGAAGAAACTTAACCGCCTCAGAACGACTGACTAATTTTTGTCGCTGAATAATATTTTCCGGCAAAGTCTCGGGCAAAAAATCCATAATTGGACGAATATTTTTCATCAAATCTTGCATGGTTTTTGGGCGAATATTTTTGATAGATTTATAGACTGGCTGAATTCCAGAATTATTTTCCGCAGCAGTTTTGGCAATTTCTTTTGCCAGCTCGACGGACGGATTATTGATTTGATAGCGATTATATTGCATACCAAATTGGCCAGAAAAAATAAATTCCGCATCAGATTTTAATTGCGTTTCGCGGTACGGCTGATTGAACCAAACCGCCTTAACTTTGCCTGATTTATCCGCCAAAACCGCGGTCGTGATTCTAAGTCCGCGCCGAACAATACGCGTCGAAACCGACTCGCAGCGCGCCTTAACCGTAACTTTTCCCGGCTGAAGATCTGCGATATTAACCGCAGTTGAATAGTCGTCATATGCTCGCGGTAAGAAATTCAGGGCATCAGAAACCGTCGTAAGACCGGCCGCCGCTAGAGCCTGAGCAGTTTTCGGCCCTACGCCCTTAATTTGCTCGAGAGGAGTTGTTAATTTCATCTACGAAACGGCGTTGATACCTTCCAGAGCGTAAGCCGTATCCTCCCAGCCTCTCACGCCAATTGAATCTACGCCCATTTGCTTCACTGGAAAATCATTGCCGCCTTCTTCAATTTTGTCGCCAAAGAACAGTGTTTCTTCTTTCGACCAGCCATTCAGTTCAAGCAATCTGCCAATTCCATAAGCCTTATCAATTCCCGGAAGCGTGATATCAGTGCTGGTCGTACCACCAATTCGCACCTCAAGCCCAGGCAGCTTCTCCGCCACCTTGTCGCGATATATTGGACGAACATCCTTATATTTTTCAGCCCACGCATATTTATCTTCAGGCGTAGCTTGCTGACCCAAAGCCGACATAGTAATCTGGCTGTGTCGATCTTCAATTATTTCACCCGCAGGATTCTCACACCAAATGCCCATTTCCTTCGCAACTTCTTCCAACGCCGCGGTTATCTGAGCTTTTTGCTCGTCAGACAAATCATTCGCATACTGAATTTTCCATTCATCATCGGCGGCGTCAAATCGATAATATCGAGTTCCGCAAGTCGGCATCGCGTGGAACTTCTGGAGCAACTCCGGAGTAACGTTCAGCCTATCAATCACCTGCTTCTTTATCTGATGAAACGTACCGCCCGTAATCACACAAACGTCATAGTTCTCAAGCAATCGACTAAGAATCCCCGCCATACGGTCGCTAATTGGCGACTTTGTAATTGCCAATGTGTCATCCAAATCAAAACCGATAATTTTTTTCATTATTCGTCCCCTTCCATAATTAATACGAACGTGTTTTTACCCTTCTTCAGTAGCGACGTGTCATTGACGACTTTATTTTCGGCAAGTTTTTCACCGTTTAGACTAATAGCTCCAGATTTCAATAGTCGCTTTGCTTCGCCGTTAGAGCCAACCGCCCCAGATTTTACTAGCGCTTCAATCACATCAATTCCAGCATCAACGCAAGGAATTTCTTCAGCCAAAGCGCCTAAATCATCGTCCGACAATTTCTTAAAATCGCCGCCACCAAACAAAACTTCAGTTACGCGCTCAACAGATTCACGACGCGCACTACCGTGGACAATGTCAGTAACTTCACGAGCCAAAACCTTCTGCGCCGAACGCGCGCCTGGATTAACAGCGTGATTTTCAGCAATAGCCTCAATTGTATCACGATCCAACATCGTAAATATCTTCATATATTCAATCGCACTCTCATCATCAACATTCAGCCAGAATTGGTAGAATTTATAGACGCTGGTTTTATTTTCATCAAGCCAAACCGCACCACCTTCAGATTTACCGAATTTACGACCAGTTGACTTATTGATAAGAAGCGGTGCAGTCATTGCGTAGACTTCAGCGTTTTCTTTTTTGCGAATCAGGTCCACGCCGGATAATAAATTACCCCATTGATCCGATCCACCAATTTGCAGATTCACGCCGTATTGATTAAATAGATGCCAAAAATCATAGCCCTGAAGTAAAGTGTAAGTAAATTCCGCAAAGCTCAGACCCTTACCATTATTAATGCGCGCCTTGAAAAATTCGCGGCTCACCAAATCCGCCATATTGAAATTCTTACCGATATCGCGAAGAAATGGCAGCAATTCCAGATCAGCTAGCCAGTCAGCGTTATCAACCAAAGTAAAATCTCGTCCAGCAAAGATTCGCAAAACTTGGGATTTTAAGGCTTGCTTATTATGCTCAATTTCCTCGTACGGAAGCAGATTTCGCTCCTCAGTGTCGCGCATATCGCCAATCATTCCCGTACCGCCGCCAACAAGCAAAAACACTTTATGTCCGCGCTCCAGAAAATGCCGAACCATCATATAAACTGCCAAATGCCCAACATGCAAGCTGTCCGCCGAAGGGTCCGTCCCCAAATAGAGCGTGAAATTCTCCGAATCGATAAGTTTGTCGTCAGTAAATGTGGTCTGATTCCAGAATCCACGCCATTGTAATTCTTCTGATAATTTCATATCACTCCTTTTCTATATATTAGTATAGCAATTTTACAATTGAAGCGAAACATATGCGTGATATAATAGAATTGTGAAGAAAAAGACTACGATAAGCACCGCCGGACACGGCTCAAGCGATAAGAAATCTCCGTCGAAACGGATGAACTTATATGCCAATTTGGCGCAGAAACATAAGACTAAAAAAGATAAAGACGCGCGCGAACGAGCGGAATATTTGGCGACTTTGCCGAAACATCCCGTAAAGCGATTCTTTTATCGATTACATCCGAAGCGATTGGCGAAATATTGGTTCTCCAAGCGCGGCGGACTGATGGCGCTGAAAATTCTTGGCGTCAGTATCTTGTTGATGTTGCTACTTATCGGCGGAATGTTCGCTTACTTCCGCAAGGATCTCGATAAAATTCGCCCTGGCGAGCTTGCTAAGCGCGTCCAGACGACCGTCACTAAATATTACGACCGCAACGACAATTTGCTTTGGGAAGATAAAGGTACGGGCAATTATCAATTAGTCGTCGAATCTGACCAGATTAGCGACTATTTGAAAAAAGCCACTGTCGCAATTGAGGACCGAAACTTCTATAATCACCACGGCATCAGTATTAGCGGCATGTTGCGCGCAATGCTCTCGACTGCTTCACGACGCCAAGTTCAGGGTGGATCGACTCTGACACAGCAGCTAGTCAAGCAGGTTTTCTTCGCAGATGAGGCTGGCGACCGATCAATCAGCGGCATTCCTCGAAAGATCAAGGAAATCATCCTGGCAATTGAAGTCGAGCGCATGTATAGCAAAGACCAAATTCTGTCATTATATCTGAATGAGTCTCCATACGGCGGTCGTCGTAACGGCGCAGAATCAGCCGCTCAGACGTACTTTGGCAAGCACGCTAAAGATCTGACGCTGGCGGAAGCGGCGCTAATTGCTGGTATTCCACAGAATCCAACTTATTATAATCCATACAACACCTCTGGAAATAAGGCTTTAATTGCCCGACAACATACAGTTCTGGATTACATGGCCGAGCAAGGCGTTATTACAAAGGATGAGGCTGAAAAAGCTAAAAAGATTGACATTTTAAGCACACTTAAGCCACAGACCGAGCACTTGGAGAATATTAAGGCTCCTCACTTCCTATTGATGGTTCGCAATCAGTTGAGTAAAGAACTTGGCGAATCAGTCGTTGGACGCGGTGGATTGACGATTAAAACCACCCTCGACTGGCGAATTCAGGAGAAACTTGAAAATGAAATGAAATCGTTCTTTGCAACGGGTCGACCAGATTCTGTGCGAATTAGTAACGGCGCCGCAACAGTCGAAGACGTTCAGACTGGACAAATCGTAGCACTTGTTGGTAGCCGTGACTTTAATTACACTGGCTTCGGTCAGGACAACGCCGCAGTTTCCTATATTCAGCCAGGCTCTACGATTAAGTCGCTTGTCTTTGCTCAATTGTTCGACAAACACGACAGCAAGCAAGCATACGGTAGCGGCACCGTCTTAGCCGATGAAAATATCGATAAACTGTACGGCGCAACTCTAAGAAACTGGGACAATAAGTTTATGGGTGCCATCAATATTCGAAGAGCGCTAGCTCTATCTCGAAACGTCCCAGCCATTAAAGCCGCTTACATCGTTGGCGACGGATCCGCTAAACCAGTCGTCGAGGGAATCCGCAGGATGGGCGACACCAACTATTGCCGCCAGGAAGAAAATGCCGGCGGTTACGGACTCGGTGCAGCAATTGGCGCATGTGGAACCAAGCAGACGGAATTAGTAAATGCCTACTCAACATTGGCGCGAATGGGAGTCCAAAAAGACGTCTCAAGCGTGATTGAAGTGAAGAACAGCCAAGGCGAAACTCTGAAAAAATGGAAAGATGAAGGCAAGCAAGTTATCGACTCGCAATCAGCATACATCGTGAATGACATCTTGTCCGATCGAACCCCTGGACTTCACGGCTGGATGGGCGTCAATGGCGTTCGAACCTCTGCAAAAACCGGTACGTCAGACAAGGGATCGCAGCCAAAAGACCTCTGGATTATCAACTACAGCCCAGCTCTAGTTATGGGAATGTGGCTCGGAAACTCCGACACCAGCGTGATTGGCACATCAGCCTCCAACTACGGTATGCCGGTGATTAGAAGCGTTATGGAATTTGCCCACACCCAAGTTTACGCCAAGGAAGGCAAATGGAAGTCGGGTCAATGGTATGAGCGACCAAGCGGAATCCAGACTGTCAACGGTGAACTCTACCCATCATGGTGGAATAAGAGACAAAGTCAATCTACAGAGAAAATTACCTTCGATAAAGTCTCTAAGAAAAAGGCAACAAACTGTACTCCGGATGGCGCAAAGGAAGAGATTGAAGTAACAAAGATTATAGATCCTTTGACTAAGAAAGAATCAATTACCGTTCCTTCAGGCTACGACGCAAATGCAGAAGATGACGTTCACAAGTGCGACGACACTAAACCGCAAATTGGAGCAATATCATACACCAACAGTGGTAAGAAATATACGATAAACGTTGACGTTACGGCAGGAACTTGGGGCTTATCGGCAATCGAAATTACCGTGGACGGAAAGAGCATTAAGAGTTCAGAAATTACTTCAAGCGGCAAGCAGACCACCACAGTAGAACTTGATACGACAGGAGCGCACACAGTTTCTGTAACCGTCAGAGACTCTGCATATTACACCGCCACTTCAACTGGCAGCATCCAAGTCAACTAAATAAACTATTGTTTATTCACCAAATTAATCCGCTAGTCTTCTGCTTTACAGGTTTTTTCTGTTCAACCACAAGCTTCGCAAACATCATTTTTCCAGCGTCGGTCTGCAAACTTCGGATAATCTCAATCTTCTTCGTTTGCCCAATGTAACGCTTGGCGTTCTCAACAACCACCATCGTTCCATCTTTCAAATAGCCAACCGCTTGATGAGAGTCTTGCCCCTTCTGCGACAGCTCCAAATCCAGCTCATCACCAGGCAAATAGCTCATCCTCAAACTTTTCGCCAACTCATTGATATTCAAAACCTTAACGCCGTCAACTTGCGCCACCTTATTCAAATTGTAATCAAGCGTCAGTACTGCTGCATCCATTTCCTTTGCCAATTTCAATAAGCGCGAATCCACACCTTCCGGCACGCGAATATTGTCGTCATATAACTCGAATGAAGACTTCAAAATATCCTTGAGCTCCTTCACGACATCCATACCGAATCGCGCCCTTTCACGCTTGTCATGGTCTGCGCCGTCGGCTAATAATTGCAGCTCAGTCAATACACTCCTTGGTACGATAATTTTTCCCAGTAAAAATCCAGTCTTCGCCAGCTCAGTCACTCGCCCGTCCATAAGCACTGACGTGTCGACCAAAATCGGTGCCGCGCCCACAGATGAATTTCGTCGCGGTTTTGCCAAGAAATAAACCTCAGCCGCCAAACCAAGCAACATTATAATTATTATCAATCCGTAAAAATCTTTCATTTTTCCCTTTCTATTGTAAATAGTCAATCAGCGCCTGCCGCATATCGCTGACGCCTTTTATAAATTTATCTTTATGAACTTTTGGCGCAATCGCATAAGTGAAGCCTAGTTTCTTCGCCTCTTTAATTCGAGCTTGCCAATTCGTCGCCGAGCGAACCTCGCCACCCAAACCAATCTCGCCAAACACCACAGCACCTTCATCCAAACTTCGCCCAGCACTAGCGCTAGCAATCGCCATCGCCACAGCCAAATCGGCAGCTGGATCATTCAACTTTAATCCGCCAACCACATTGACATAAATATCTTTGTCCGCCAATTTCAACTTTGTTCGCTTTTCCAGAACTGCCACCAACAGATTTAATCGATTCAGATCAAAACCGCTCGCCGTGCGCTTAGGATAGCCAAAATTCGTCGGATTAACTAGCGCCTGAATTTCCACCAAAAGCGGACGTGCGCCTTCCATGGTCGCCAATACAATTGATCCATCCAGATTCTGCCGCTCTGCCAGAAGTTCCGCCGACGGATTCTTCACTATTTTTAGTCCCTGCTCGTCCATCTCAAAAATTGCCGCTTCATTAGTCGAACCATATCGATTCTTCTGCGCCCGAACGACCCGAAAACCGCCATATCGATCGCCCTCAAAATTCAGCACAACGTCCACCAAATGCTCCAATATTTTCGGACCAGCAATCGAACCCTCTTTGGTAACGTGACCAACCAAAATCACCGCCGTACCCGAAGCTTTGGCGGCACGAATAATTACATTTGACGAGTTGGTGATCTGACTAACCGACCCTGGAGCTGAGGAAATCTCACTGAGAGAAATTGTCTGAACCGAATCGACAATTGCCAGATCGTATCCACCTTGCTGAATTGACGCCGCAATATCTTCCGCGCTATTACTGGACGCCAACTGCATTTTTTCCGAATCAGCCGCACCCAAACGCTCCGCACGAAGCTTCACTTGAGAAACCGATTCCTCGCCGCTTACATATAACACCGATTTTGTCTTGGCGATATGTGCCGCAACTTGCGCCAAAAGCGTACTTTTACCAATTCCTGGTTGACCCGCCACCAACACCACGCCACCAACCAGAAAACCGCCACCCAAAACAGTGTCCAAATCGTCAATTCCCGTGCTTAATCTTTCTAGCCCAGACTCAGAGACGGCTTCACGGATGCTGGACGTTTTCAAGGCTTTGCCGCGCCCAGCTGATTTGTCAACAACGGATGACCCGCCAGAAGAAACGACCTGCTCGACTAGCGAATTCCATTCCCCGCAATTTTCACACCTGCCAGCCCACTTTG